GCTATCGGTAACAAAGTTATTGTTTGTTCTAATCTAATGTTCGGTGGTGACATTCATGTCAAAGCCAAGAACAGCAGGTTCGGCTTCGACAAGTTCAACGAGCGTATGTTTGACCTACTATCAGAATACAAAGACAGCGTCAAAGACCTACGCTCAGACATCATCATGTTCAAGAACTGGCACATCGCGCCAGAAATTGCTCATGCATTCATTGGTCTCAACTCGTCTGACAACAACTTCGTGCAACCCGGACGCACTCACCGTGTCCACGCAATGTTCAACCAACCAGAACATCCCGAAGGTTACAGAGACAACGAAGGTAACGAACAGTATACACTGTGGCGTCTGCTCAATGCATACACCTACGTGCACCGTGGTGAGCTTGCCATCGACAAAGAGACCAAAGAACCATACGCAGAAGGTCATTCCAAGTATGGTGAACGCACCAACGTCTGTCCGCTTCCACTCAAACGCGACTACACAAACAAATTGTGGCAAGCACTTGTGCATGACAACGTGCGTAACGTAGGTCTCAACTGGGACAAACAACCTAGCGGTTACTCAGCATCACGAGGATACATCACGCCGTAACATGGGCTACTACGACAAAGACAAGGTCGAACAATTCTTTGATGAAAACTCAGTGGCGTCCAAAGCTCCAGCATCGTTCTGGAAAAAAGCTATCCCCGCCGCTATCGAAATGGGCTTTGGTGTTCGTGAGTTTAACAATGACACTATCATCGTTGTTACTCCTCAAGGCACACAAAAAGTCTACCAAGGATTCAAAGAACCGGTTTCGCCTGTCACGTTAGGTATTGTCCTGACGCACGCTATCCTATCGACAAGCTATCACTAAAGGGGTCAAATGACCATCAAGGCTCTAGAGGACCGCATCGGTTCTCTATCAAAGCCTAGCAAAATGCCGTGCCACGGGTATAGCCTACCAGCTTATGCCTGTAAGCGCGGCTCCTTGCTACGGCAAATTGACAACTCCGTTTGCTCAGGGTGCTACGCGCTTAAGAATCGTTACCTATTCGACAACGTCCAAAAAGCCCTCTACAAACGGCTAGACGCAGTCCTATCAAACGAGACTGAATGGGGCGACCTTGTAACGCAGCTCATCAGCAAAAAGGAGAAAAGTGGATATTTCCGTTGGCACGACAGCGGAGATATTCAATCGTTAGACCACCTCAGTGCCATCAACAATGTTGCACTATCACTACCCGATATTAAGTTCTGGTTACCTACTAGAGAAACCAAACTGTTATCACAGTGGTTAAAAAGCCAAACTCTTGCTGACAACCTAAACATACGCATTTCAGCAAGCATGGTGGGACAAAAGCCATCGAATCCGATACAACTACGAACCAAAACAACGCAATCAAGTGTCGGGTTCGATGGCGCTTCCCTCAACTGTCCAGCTCTGCATCAAGGCAACTCATGCCAAGACTGTAGAGCTTGCTGGGACAAAAGTGTTCTAACGGTTAACTACCAACTACACTAACACCATGAACCATTATTAAATACATACTCTACTGGTTACTGTCCAACGCAGTATACATAATCATTATACTATGGGTGTGGGTGCTGTTTAAATACGCAAACATACACTCAAAATAAATTAAAGCCACAGGTAGCTAACAACTGCCTGTGGTATTTTTTTACCACCGCTCAACAACTATCATGGATTGCGTCCAACACTTCATGTAGAATTTTGTTTCAAAAATCGACGCATTGTATTGATGTGTAGGCAAAATAAACACAACAACCGCAAATGAGTAAGCTAACACAGGATAAACTCAACGAAGATATGCTTACCTTGGGGGTGGGTAGGTATCGTTCTAAAGTAGAAAGCGCAAAGGGGCGCGAAGCGGAAATAGAAACAAAATACGGGCAAGCACTAATGCGCAACGTGCTCCCCGCATACACTGAAAAGATTAAAGAATGGCGGGACTCAGTTACTTCCTACGCCACCCCAGCACGCTACCAAATCGACATTCAAACCATAAACCCCAAGGTTTTGTCGTTCATTGCTGTTAAATCCATAATCGACAGCATCACTAAAAAACGCTCGTTATCTCAGGTAGCTATTTTTTTAGGAGCGCGAGTAGAAGACGAGCTTCGTTGTCGGTTTTTATTAGAAAACAACGAGGAGAAAGGCAAAGGAATCCTTCTTGGCGCTAAAAAACGCAAAGGATTAAAAGCAAAGGTGCGCCATGTGCGCTCCTCAATGAAGCACGAAGCCAGCAAAGGTTTAATGCCAGAGTTCTCCAAGTGGGGCACCAGAGATAAGCTAAATATGGGATTGAATGCGGTAGAACTATTTAGATACTGCACTGGTTTAATCGAATACGTCTATGTATTAGAACGCGCCGGGAGAAAGCCAACGCGCTTTGTTACTCCCACTCAAGAACTCCTAGATTGGATTGAGAATTATAACGAGAACAGAGAACTGGTCGAACCGTTTTGGTTACCTAGTGTCGAAACGCCTGAGCCTTGGACAAACGTATGGAAGGGCGGTTACCCGGACGATGAAAGATTACCTCCAGTATCTTTTATCAAGAGCACTAATATGGATTACCTCCGCTCCATCACCGGAGCGCTTGAGGAACCCATGGAAGCCGTCAACCTCATTCAGCAAACTCCTTGGGAAATTAACTCAAGAGTAAAGGATGTCATGGAGTGGGCGTGGGATAACAACGTCACCATAGGAGACATTCCTAACCGGAAAGACGAAGAGTTCCCTCCGGTTCCAAAAGACTTCAAGACAAACAAGGAAGCCAACACAAACTGGCGCAGGGCTGCTGCAAAAATCTACGACCTCAACCTGTCCACAAAGTCGCGCCGGTTGTTAACTGCAAAGGTTCTCCACCTCGCGCAAAAGTTTGAGGGTAATCGTTTTTTCTTTCCCTCTAATGTTGATTGGAGAGGGCGCGTATACAACATCCCTGCGTTTTTGAATGTGCAGAATGCGGACCCGTCCCGGGGTCTCTTGCAGTTCTACCGGGATGAAAAACTAAAGACCAAAGAAGACGCCGAGTGGCTCGCAATACACGGGGCAAATACCTACGGGTTTGACAAGGTTACGTTAGAGGAGCGCGTGCAGTGGGCCTACGACTACGCCGACGAAGCTCATCTGATTGCGTCCGCCCCGATGGAGCATTTAACATGGAAAGACGCTGACAAACCTTGGCAGCACCTAGCGTGGTGTTTTGAGTGGGATGAGTTTGTTAAGAATGGTTCTGTTAAAAGTAAGTTACCTTGCGCTCAAGACGCCACTAACAACGGCTTGCAGCTACTAGCCTGTCTAACCAAGTGCGAAGAGACCGCCTACTCAACCAACGCTGCACCCACACCATACCCTCAAGACATCTATGCCGTCATTGCATCCCATGTTGAAGCCAAGCTAATCAAAGACGCAGAGAATGGTAACTCTACCGCACGCAAGTGGGTCGCCTTTGGTATCGACCGTAAGACCACAAAGAGACCCACCATGGTTTACCCATACGGAGGGACGTTTTATTCGTGTCGTGCGTATGTTGATGAGTGGTATCAGGACAAGCTACGCAAAGAGCTACGCAACAACCCTTTCGGTGAGCAAGAAAGATACAAAGTTACAGGCTACCTTGCTAAGTATGTGTGGGAGGCTATCCATGAGGTGTTTGACCGACCTACAAAGTGCATGAAATACTTACAGGAAGTAGCCAAGGTTTTGACCAGAGCAGGTAAGGATGTTGAGTGGATAACGCCCACAGGATTCCCTGTTCTTCAGCACTACACAAAGCAAGTCAGCAAGTCGGTATCGACCAAAATATCTGGCGATGCAACGTGGGTAAACTTCCGCGACAGCACCGATGAGTTGAGTTTGGCAAGAGCTAAGCAAGGCATTTCTCCAAACTTTGTTCACAGCATTGACGCAAGCATTTTGACCAAGACAGTCATCGAGGCAAACGCCCAAGGAATATGGGACTTTTCGTGTATTCACGACTCGTTCGGGACCCACAGCAACAAGTCACAAATGCTTGCTGACGCCATCCGAAAATCAGCCTCAGAAATTTTTGAGGTTGACTTGCTTGGGGAACTGGACAATTCCTTGCGGCACTTCAACCCCGAGTTGGAGTTCCCAGAGTTACCTGAGTATGGCACCTTTGACCCAACAACAGTCAAGCATAGTCGGTATCTCTTCAGTTAAGAAACACATAACAAAAACATAACAACACATAACATGAGCAAGAACGCTCCCCAACTAACAACACCAATAGGAACCGCAGTATACCCTAAGCTTGTCCACCCGGACACAGCCTTTGATGACGCTGGAGTTTACAGTTGTAAGCTTCACGTAACGAAGGAAGAGTTTGAAGAGTTCAAGGCCAAGGTAGACCCACTTGTCGAAGCGGCTTACAAGGCCGAGTGCGAGAAGCAGGGCAAAGAGGTTCGCAAAGCTGCCTCCCAGCCAATCCGTATCACCGACAACGGAGACTACGAAATCTACGCTAAGCAGAAGGCCAAGGTTCTCACTCGTAACGGAGAGACCTTGGAGTTCACCATCCCTCTCTTCGATAGCAAAGTGAAGCCCATCAAAGACGAACCACGCATTGGCTCTGGTTCAAAGATAAGGATGAGTGTTACATTCAATCCTTGGTTTGTTCCCTCTCAAGGGTTCGGCTACACTCTTCGCTTAAGAGAAGCGCAAGTGCTTGAGCTTGTTGAATACTCAGCCGGCGCTAAGTCCTCCGGGTTTTCGGCTGAAGCAGATGGTTACACAACCAGCGGCGAATCCTTCTCTGAAGTCCTGCATGAAGGGGAAGAAAAAGTCGCGCCGTTCTAAGGCTGGTTATCGTTCACGTTTCGAGGAGAAGGTAGCGAACAACTTAGAAAAGATGGGCGTTGCCTTCTCCTACGAGACTGAAAAGCTAACCTACACGGTCTTTAGAACCTACAAGCCTGACTTCATTCTACCGAATGGTGTCATCGTAGAAGCAAAGGGCTACTTCACTTCAGCCGACCGCTCAAAGCATCTTCGAGTCCGCGAAGCGCATCCAGAGCTAGACATACGCTTCTGTTTCCAGAACGCGAGTAACAAGCTTAACAAGAACAGCAAGACAACCTATGCTGACTGGTGCGACAAGAAAGGGTTCCAGTGGTGCGAGAGGGTCATACCACTAACATGGGTTTCATAAAAACACACCAGCCATGCGAGGAATGTGGAAGCAGCGATGGTCTATCCATCAACGACGACGGAAGCACAAAGTGTTTCGTCTGCGGCATCTTCACTCCCGGGCATGGCGAGAAAAAACACACACAAGAAATGAGTATTACAACAGGGGAGGTTCCCCAATTTTTGCAGGGGGAGTTTATGCCAATCCCCTCACGAGGCATCCACAAAGATGTCTGTCAGCGGTATGACTACCGCATCGGCTCCCACCAAGGGAAGGCTTGTCACATAGCCACATATCGCAACCCGGAGCGAAGCATCGTCGCTCAGAAGGTTCGCTACGAAGGAAAGAACTTTACCTCTATTGGAAGCCCCGGATACTTCTGGGGGCAGCACCTCTGGCCTAACGGCGGCAAGAGACTGACGGTTACCGAAGGAGAGATTGACTGTCTCACCGTAGCCCAAGTCGTGGGCGAGGGTAAGTGGCCGGTTGTTAGTCTACCCAGCGGCGCACAGTCAGCTAAGAGCGTGTTCAAGAAGCAGCTCAAGTGGCTCGATAAGTTTGAGGAGGTTGTCATCATGTTTGACAACGATGAATCAGGCAACAAAGCCGCTGAGCAATGCAGCCACATCCTACCTGCTGGTAAGTGCAAGATTGCTAGGCTGACGCTTAAGGACCCTAACGAGATGCTGACCGAAGGGCGCAGCCGGGAACTCATCGACGCCTACTGGCAAGCCAAGGTGTGGAGGCCCGATACTATCATGGAGGGCACCGAGCTGTTTGAACGTCTAACCACCACCAAGGTAAACGAAAGCGTGTCCTACCCGTGGGAAGGTCTCAACGAAAAGACACACGGTCTACGCTTGGGTGAGATTGTAACCATATGCGCTGGCTCCGGTATTGGTAAGAGCGCGGTGACCAAAGAAATAGCTCACCACCTAATCAGAAACACCTACCGAAAGATTGGTTACATCGCCTTGGAGGAATCCATTGAGCGCACAGCAAACTCCATCATTGGCTTGGAGATGAACAAGCTTCTTCACCTTGAACCAATCAAGGTTGACGAAGACTACAAAAGGGCCTTTAACGAGACAGTGGGTAACGGACGTATGTTCTTCTACGACCACTGGGGTAGCCTTGAGTCTGACAACCTGCTTAACCACATCCGTTACATGGCAAAGGCCCTTGGAGTGGAATACATCGTGCTCGACCACCTGTCTATCGTGGTTAGCGGTATGGACAGCGGCGACGAGCGCAGGATGATTGACAATACCATGACAAAGCTGCGGGGACTCGTTGAAGAGTGCAAGCTAGGTTTGATACTGGTCAGCCACCTTAAGCGCCCGGACGGTCGAGGGCACGAGAACGGAGCAGAGACCACACTAGCCCAGCTACGAGGTAGCGCCGCCATCGCTCAGTTGTCCGACTGCGTCGTAGGTCTTGAGCGAGACCAGCAAGACGCCGAAGCACGCCATCTAACAAACGTGCGAGTTTTGAAAAACCGCTTCAGCGGGGACACAGGTATGGCAACAACACTTCGTTATAGTCAAACCACCGGACGGCTGGTAGAAGAGGAAATCACACAACCAACAGAAAACGCCAACAATGACCAACCCTCACCCTTCTAACGTATGGAATTCAATAGCGACTTTCGCTATGACCTCAAAGTCGGTCAAGTTGCTGAACAGGCGCTCGCGGCGATTTTCGAGGGCAAGAAAGTTGAAGTTAAACGTGACCGGAAAGCGCGGCTTACTGGGAATATATTTGTCGAGTATGAATCCAGAGGTAAACCCTCGGGTATTTCAACCACAGAAGCGGACTACTGGTGCTTCGTTGTGGAGGAGACTTTCATCCTTCTCACGACCCAGCGCCTCAAGGAGATTGTTGAGACACTCAAGGGCACTGACAAGGAGCGCACAGGCGGGGACAACAACACCTCGCGTGGCGTCTTAATTAGAATCTCTGACATACTTACAACAAACAACAAATGAAGCGGCTCATTTTTGATATTGAGACAAACGCCATCAAAGACTGGGAGCGCCTGACTGACCTTCACACCATCCATTGCATCTCGATAATGGATATGAAGACGGAGAAGGTGTATTCCTACAATAGCCAGACCAAAGGAGCTATTGAGAGGGCGTTGGAAATCCTTGGCTCTGCTGACACAATCATCGGGCACAACGCGATTGGGTTCGATTGGCCTGCCTTGTTGAAGTGGAGCAACAACTCCGAAGCCCTGACTATTGACCAGCCGTTTGTAGCGGACACCAAGGTCATGGCTGCGTGTATCCACCCGGACCTAAAGAACGACGACTTCAAGAGAGAGGACTTCCCAAAGAACCTCTACGGTAGTCACAGCTTAAAGGCTTGGGGTATACGCTTGGGCATCCACAAGGATGACCACGGTGCCACCGAAGACTGGACGGAGTGGAGTCAGGAGATGCAGGATTACTGCGAGCAGGATGTTCGGGTAACCTATGCCCTGTTCCAGCATCTCATGGGCAGCGTCCCCAGTAAGCAGATGCTTCTTCTTGAGCATGAGTTTGCCAGCGCTATTCGTGTTCAGGTTGCTAACGGATTCCCCTTTGACGAGGACAAAGCCAGAGAGCTTGCCTCTACCTTGATGAAGAGACGGGTGGACCTTGAGGATGAGCTACAGGAGCTGTTCGAGCCAAAGGTAATTCCTACCAAGTCTCCCATATGGAAGACCCCGGATGGTAAGACATGGAAGACAAAGAAGAGTGCGGTAGAAGCTGGCAACAAGCCGGGTGATGTTTTCAAGGATGGATACAAAACCAAATCAATACCCTTCAACCCCGGTAGCCGTGACCAGATTGCTGAGAGGCTTATGGCTGACGGGTGGAAGCCCAAAGCTTACGAAGGCAAGCGCCCTGAGATAAACGAGGTAGTCCTGAAGGAGATAGGCACCCCGGCTGCTGACAAGCTGCTGGAATACCTCCTTGTCCAGAAGCGTCTAGGCGCACTGGCTGAAGGAAAGAATGCTTGGATGGGTATGGTAAAGGACGGGCGCATCCATGGTAATGTCAACACCCACGGCACCTACTCTGGGCGCTGCTCACACTCTAGGCCAAACCTAGCACAAGTCCCGGCTACCCGTGCTCCCTACGGGGGCGAGTGCCGAGAGTTGTTCACCGCCCCAAAGGGTAAGGTGCTTGTCGGTGCGGACGCCTCGGGCATCGAGCTGCGCGTGCTGGCTCACTACCTCGCCCAGTGGGACAACGGTGCGTATGCTAAGACCATCGTAGAGGGAGATATACACACCGCTAACCAAGAGGCCGCTGGCTTAAGCACACGCGACGAGAGTAAAAAATTTATATATATGTGGTTGTATGGTGCTGGTAACAAGGCGCTTGGAGAGATTGTAGACGGGGGAGAACGAGAAGGAAGAGCACTCAAAGAGCAGTTCCTTCGCAAGATACCAGCCGTTCGCAACCTGATGACCACGGTCGAGTCCAAGGTAACTACGAGCGGGACCATGCAGGGACTGGACGGTAGAATCCTTCCGGCTCGGAAAGCGTTCTCTGCGCTCAACCTCCTGTGCCAGTCAGCGGCGGCGGTGATTATGAAACAGGCGCTCATAGAGTTCACCAAAAATGCAAGCTTCCTGCACGGCGGTAAGCCCCTCTACGAGATGCACGCTAACGTCCACGACGAAGTCCAGTTCTCCTGTGACCGGACTCACGCAACAGAACTGGGTCAGTTGTTTGTTACGAGCATTAAGAAAGCCGGGGAGATTCTCGGGGTCCGTTGCCCACTAGACGGGGAATACAGCATCGGAGCTAACTGGAAAGAAACACACTAATGAGCACACTAATAGTAGATGGTGATATGCTCGCCTACAGAGCAGCCTTTGCCAGCGAGTATGAAACCAAGTGGGACGATGACCACTGGACCCTGCTGTCCTCAGAGACAGAGATGAAGTCAGAGGTAGAGAGGTTCTTTGATAACCTTAGCAAGACGCTGCGGTCTGATGACATCCTGCCAGTATTCTCCCCTAGAGAGAACTTCCGGTTAGACTTGTTTCCTGAATACAAAGCTAACCGCAGAGAAAAGCGCAAGCCTCTAGGGCTACGCTGGCTAGTCCAGTGGATACAGAGTAAATACAACGGTATCATGGCAGAGAACATGGAAGCTGATGACCTCATCGGCATCCTGTGCACCCGGAACCCTACCAAGACTGTAGCTGTGTCCGGGGACAAGGACTTCGGCACCCTGCCTGTTGCTTGGTATAACCCTCTGAAAGACGAGAAGCGTATGAGCAGCCCACAGGAAGCGGCTAACTTCCATCTCATCCAGACACTGGCAGGAGACTCTACTGACGGGTATATGGGGGTCAAAGGCGTCGGTGTAGTCACCGCCAAGAAGCTTTTAGACAAGGAAGGATACACATGGGACACCGTGGTCAAAGCCTACGAGAAGGCAGATATGACTGAGGAAGACGCCTTGCTAACCGCTAGGCTGGCCTACATCCTTCACGACAAAGACTACAACGAAGAGACAAAGGAGATAAAGCTATGGGAACCAAGATAAAGGGGACCGCTGAAGAAAGAAAACAAATACCTATTTATAGGGGTTTTATTAAGTATTTCCCTGACGCCATTGTTGAGGTCGCTAAGCAGAGCGTTCAAGGGAATCTCCAGCATCACCCAGAGGCAGACATCTTCTGGGACAAGAGCAAGTCTACGGACGAGCTAGATGCCCTTATGCGCCACCTGATTGAAGAAGACTGGGCGGCAGTTGCGTGGAGAGCGCTTGCAAATCTCCAAAGAGAGTGCGATAAACACAAAAAAGATTAGGTATATATGGAACAGGAAAACGTATTTCCTTTTGTTTCAGATGAACTTTTGACAGCTTTGTCTGAAAGGTTCCCAAAGCAAGACTTTGGGCCTAGCGAATCTTTGCGTGAACTAGACTACCATTACGGACAGCGGTCTGTAATTCGTTTTCTAGAGAACAAAGCCGAAGAACAACGTGAAAACTCATTAACCTCAATCCTTGATACTTGATATGTGCTTTAGCGCCCCAGACCCTCCAGCCCCGCCTCCTACACCAAAACCACCGCCACCCCCAATGGCAAAGATAAAAAAGGTAGAGAGTCCTGCGAGAGAGCAAAGAAAAATGTCGCGTAGGCGCGGAGGCCAAAGGTCTTTAGTAATCAATCGAACCACCCCAAACACTGGCTCTAGAGGAGCTGGGGCAACTTATTAACCAGATGAAAATCTACGGAAAAACAATTACGAACCCCGCGCAGGGGTCGAACACAGACATTGACTGGAACGGAGGCACTGGAATGTTTGCCGTCTCTGGTTCAAACTTCCAAAGCTCAACAGTTAAACTTCAGCATAACATTGGAGGCACTTGGTTAGACATCGGTAACGAAGCTAACTTCACCACCAATGGAGCCACTTTGTTTACCACCTCGGCTAATAGCCTTCGGGTAGCAGTAGACGGCAGCGGAAGCACTCTGGCTGCTGTTGTAGAAGTGCAGCCTGTTTACGAAAACAAAGCTCTTTAATTTATGTCACGCGTAGACGCTAAAACAAACCCGTTAACCAAAGGATTAACGCAGAACCTATTTAAGATTCCGTTTACGCGTGACAAGTCGATGCTGTTTGATGGGACGGACGATTTCGTGCAGTTCGCGCTCCCAACGGTGTTCAATGACATCGGTAGCAATGATTTCTCAGTCTCGCTTTGGGTTAACTCAGATAACCTTTCTCTTGCCTCTCCATACACACGGATTTTTGAAGCTGCTTACGATAACGTCACCTTCGCGCAGTTCAATATTCGGGAAGCTGGGAAGCCGAGTTTTTACGTTAGGGAGGGCGGCAGTCATTACGCTTCTGTTGTAGACTCAGCGCTGGATACGGGGCAGTGGTATCATCTTGTCGGCGTCTGGGATGCCAGCGAAAATTCCGCAAAATTATACCTCGATGGAGTCTTGCAGAGTGGCACTGGTGGCAATTTAGACGCTGGTTGGGGAGGAGTTCAAAACGCTTTCTTGGGGTGTAGGGGAGGCGCTAGTGCTTTCTCGGACGGCTCTCTTGATGAAGTAGCTATCTGGGACACCGCACTGGATGGAGACGCCGTGAAGGCCCTATACAACGCAGGGTTACCCACGCCTGTCACCACAAAGACTGGTGCCTACGATATCTACAGGGACAATCTCCAAGCTTACTACAAGATGGGGGACGCCACGAACCCTGCGGCGGATGGTACGAGTAGCCGTGTGAATACTCACCTCTT